TTGTTCCAACCAACCTCCTTGGGGTACAACCCCTTGAATCAACGAATAGGGCAAAAAATTCGAAAAACCCTTTCCTTCAGCTCCTGTGTAGAACAGTTCGATTTCGGAACTAGTCACCTCCACACAAAATTGTTTTAGAGAAGCTGAAGTTGGCCTGAGCTTAGTGACGTACTGTCTGTAGGTGTCATAAACCTTTTTAAATAGTGCGTGTTTTTCGCACTTATACGACATAACATACAATGAAAAGAGTCGCGAACAGTAATTCTCGAGTGACATTTGTTCTTCACCATATAATAGTGAGTAAGCTAGGCGTTCCTGGTCATAGAGTGGATAATAGTGACCATTAGACTTAACGAAGGAAGCACCAAGAAATGATAAGGCAGACAAATCGTCCGTTGTGGAAACATTTAAAAATTTAATCTTCATACCAAACTCTGTGAATACTGATTGCATAAATGTTAAATCAGTCACGAGGGAGAATTCCTCATCAACAGATCCAATGTTGTCATCACCGAAAAGAAAAATAACTTGTTCAGAAATCTGTGAGGGTGTAGGTTTTAAACCAGTTTTAGTTACATATGCTTTAAACAAAGAGTACATCATAATGAGAATATGACATAAAATGTTGTCCTGGGTAGTTGTGCCACTACCTGATGGGTTACCATAGGCTTTGACAACAACAGTACCATCGGGTAGAATGAGATGAGGACAGCAAACATTTTCTGTTACCCATTCAAAACATTCATGCAATTCTTCTGGTATTTGTGGAATTATTCGTAATCTCTTGTAATCATATAACCTCCTCATTATTGGCAGGAACTTGTCCCACCCACTGACGTCATAGCAAAAACGATAGGGTTTCATTAGTAGTGATCTTGCCAGTCTATCAAATCCACCATTATAGGGGTTGAAGCCATAAGCAGACCAACGATTGTTCTTAAGCTTTTCGCCAGTTTTGTATCCGAACATGTGTTGAAAATACAGTAAATGAACAGGGGAAATTTGAAATAATCTAATTTTATTGTCAAGTATATCAGCCATCTCCTTAGGTTCCACCTTAGGTCTAACATTCCAAAAGACAGGGAATCGACAAGCGACCTGTGGGTTTTGCATGTATGTGAAAAGCGGGTGCTTCCACACATCTGTTTTTGTTCGGCATCCAAACTCGATCCA